ATGACGGTGTCTACGTCAGTGGCCTCATTAATGACGGTGTCTACGTCAGTGGCCTCATTAATGACGGTGTCTACGTCAGTGGCCTCATTAATGACGGTGCCTACGTCAGTGGCCTCATTAATGGCGGTGTCTACGTCAGTGGCCTCATTAATGACGGTGTCTACGTCAGTGGCCTCATTAATGGCGGTGTCTACGTCAGTGGTCTCGTCAACTGTCTCATCAACTGTCTCGTCAACTGTCTCATCAACTGTCTCGTCGATTCCAGTTTCTGCGGCTGCGGCTGCTTCTGCGGCTGCGGCTGCTTCTGCGGCTGCGGCTGCTTCTGCGGCTGCTTGTGCGTCTGCGGCTGCTTGCGCTTCTGCGGCTGCTTGCGCTTCTGCGGCTGCTTGTGCTTCTGCGGCTGCTTGTGCTTCTGCGGCTGCTTGTGCGTCTGCGGCTGCTTGTGCGGCTGCTTGTGCGTCTGCGGCTGCTTGGCGCGCGGCTTCCGCTTCTGCTTCTAGGCGTTCAGCTTCGGCAGCGGCAGCGGCCTGCGCTTCTTCAGTTGCTTGTTCCGCAGCTAGTCTTTCTGCTTCGGCAGCTGCTTCGGCAGCTGCTTGTTCCGCAGCTGCTTGTTCTGCGGCTAGTCTTTCAACTTCTGCAGCTAGTCTGGCTTCCTCAGCTAGTCTGGCTTCTTCAGCTAGTCTGGCTTTTTCAGCTTCGAGCGCTGTTTGTTCTGCGGCTAGGCTTTCGGCTTCTGCCAATAGCTCCGCCATCGCCGTAGATTCGTCACGTTGTCCGAGGAAGTTACCGAGCGAGTCGGTATCGTATTCAAGCCCCGCATCTAGGAGAGCCTGCATGGCCTCATCTTCATTAAACACGTTGGAGTCCGCGAAGAGTCTAGCAAGTTCAAGTTGTTCCGCTTCGTCGAATTGCCCCGCAAACTGTGCAAGATCGTCGTCAGAACCTGTATAACCTTCAGATTCAAACGTTTCACGCACCTCATCATTCGTAACACTCATGCCATCAAACTGTGTTACTAGGTACTCGTTGGCAGCGTTTTTGTCTTCGACACGGCCCACCCGCTCAAATATCTCTTCGTCGCTTAGTTCTAGTCCTTGTGCCTCTGCCGCCGCACGAACTTCCACCTCGCTCAAATAGCGGGAGTCAACATAGGTGTTGACGTATGTAATTACGTCTTCCCCAGCACTATTGAGTGTCAGGTTTAGGAGTTCCTCTTCTGTCGTAGCAAAACCGGGGAACTTGGCGAGCTGATTGAGCACCTGTCCGGTACTGTTGTAGCTGTCGTCTACGGTGCTCAGCAGGTTATTACGCAGGTCTTCATATGCGACGCCTTCTGCAAACTCAGTGCCTTCTACAACGCTATCTAGATAATCAGTCAAAGCCGTTACGGCTTCCGTAGTGCTCATACCACCAGTACCGTCGGGACCTCCAGACTTCGCGTCGTTAATGATCTTACTTGCACGGGGGTCTGTACGAATAAGAAGGTCTGTCAATGTAGAGCCTGTGTATATACCCCCCGCAGTGCCCGCACCAGCGAGAGCGCCTAGCGCAGCGTTTTGTACAACAGTACCAAGCACATCTCGGTCAGGGTCAACCTGCGTGAGGATAGTCTCGACAAATAGGGTTGGAAGGCCTTCTTCTATGGCCTCCTGCACGCCCTCGTTCCAAGTAACCTGCGCACCAGTCGTAATTTTATCGGTTAGCCAGTCAAACGCTTCTGCGGTGGTACCTGTAGAGTCTCTACCTAAGATGGCTTTTTCGAAATCGTTACCGCCAATGCCGAAGCTAGCCATTGTAACTACAGCACTAATCATACCCGCACTTTGTGCCAGCTCCATGGCCGCGGATTCGGCTTCTTCTTGCGACATGCCTGCAGCGAGATAAGTATTTAGAGCTTCGTTGTACGCACTGTCTGCTGCACCGCCGAAAGATTCGGCGATGTCTAAGCTAGCAGATGTGCCGATACCTACTTTTAGTGCCGCTCGATCCGACAGTTCTTTGCCCATGGCACGGAATATTTCTTTTGAGCCCGTCATAGCGCCCTTTGAAATAATGAGCCACGGTAGTTCTTGGATTATCTCTTTACCAATAATCTCTGCTACAAACTGCTCCGGCGCTTCTTGGAACGCGCCCCATATACTACCTAGCTTTTCCCAACCCTCGCCTTCAGCGAGCTTAGCGTTTACGCGCTCGTACGCCTCTGTCCACTCGTCTGTTTGTAGACCTGCACCGAACTCAACAACATCGTCCGCAAACGCCCCCACCGGGTTGGAGTTGGGGTCAAACCCAAGTGTAATATCTACGAATGCAGTCATGGTGCCGAGCAGTTCGCCACCGGCTTTCGCTACTAACCCACCGTAATCTCGTGCAGTATCGAATTTTCCTGCTTCATCCCATTTGTTAATAAAATCAACAACATCTTGGCCGACCTGTGTCGCTAGAGCAGCCTGCGCGGTGTCGTCTAAACTTGCAGCGATAGCTGCCCACTGTCCGGGATCGGAATCTTTGAGGTCATCGTACGTCGTTAATACAGGCATAGTGATTAAGATTTCAAGTGCGTCTGTAACCGGCTCTCCTGTTATCGCGTTTACAGTAACAATTCTGCGCCCACCGAAGGCTCCTTCTGCCCCTATCTCATCCTCTACATAAATACGTTTAACCAAAGTGTTATGCGTCTTGCTCCAATACGCAGTCTCAAAAGTTACCTTGCCCCACTCTAGAAGCCCATCATCTTGCCGGACCTTGAGAACCGCAGTTCCATTAGCGATTTCTTCGTCGGTGACGTTTTCTCGGGAGGCGTTGAGCGCATCGCTTTGCGCTTCGCCAGCACTCAGATCACCGAAGGTTTTTTCTAGTGCATCTATGTCAGACTGAATCAGCGATTCGCCTTCGAAGAAATTTGTAATCCCCGCACGGGTAAGCAGGTCTGCGATGGTTTCGTCGATAACGATATCAGCGCCCGTCTCGAACTCACTCTTGATAGAGTTGATTGCACTAAGATTAAGCACTGGCGACCCAACATCACTAGCCGCAAAGTCTTCTGCAATCTCAGCAAACCCCGTATTGCGTAGTGCGGTTATATCCCCACCTGCGCTCGCATCCACCAAATCAATTAGGGCCTGACGCTGTACGTCATTTAGTTCTGTTACATCTACTCCGAGATACTCCGCGGCGTTTTTTAGTACACCTTGGAATCGTGCGTCGTATTCTTCGTCGTATGCTGCTTGGTTGGTGGGTAGCCCCGCCTCTTTACCTTCGGTCAGCCAGTGGTAGTAGGCGTCATCATCTGCGTCTAGACCTGCAATACGGCGGTATGCTTCTTCGTCAAAGTTGGGGTCCATGAACTTAACAAAGGACTGATCCAACTCGTCGTAGAGCGGTTTAAGTTCTTCATTCGCAAGTTCGACATTAGTAGTAAGGTCTTCTAGAAACACGTTATATTTTTCGTTCTCTGCTTCGTACGCAGCTTCGAGTCCGGGTAGGCTCGCCTCAATGCTATTCATCTCCGCAATGACGTCTTCGTACGTCTCGTTAAACGGCTCTGATACTGCGTTATACGCGGCTACCGCCTCTTCCAAAGCAATGGCGTTTTCTTCTGACTGGTTAGCTTGGAAGTTCTGCAGTGCGCGCTCATACGCGGTCTCTAGTTCGGTTAGCTGTTCACCTGTTGCGGTGAGTCCAGACGCAAGAGTATTATACCGTGCGACTGCGCCGTCGTGTGCCTTTACTTTTTCCTCTAGAGTACGTGCCTGCTCTTCAACTCGCTGGTAATCCCCAGTGAGTTTGTCCATTGTCTCAGTGACCGCAACACCTGCAGCTGTGGTATTAAACCACTCTTTAAATTCACTATTGGCGTAATTGTTTAAACTGCTCGCAAGGGCCGCATCAATATCCCCACCACCAAACGCAGCCGAAGCGGTGCGCTGCACAGCCGAAGTAATCGCCGCAATCTGCCCGTCAGTATATCCAGTGACGTCTCCAACAAACCCTTTTAGGGCGTTGGTAACTGATTCCGCGCTCAGCGCAGCGTTTAGGATAGCCTCTGGCGTAATATCTTGCCCAGACAAAGCACGGACCATAGTGCTGGTAAGTACGTTTCTCGCGACATCTGGCAGTTCAGCAAACGCTCCACCGGTTTGCTCGTCGATGTACCCATTCAGCGCGGGGAGAGCCGCGCCGATCCCACCAGTTACAAATGCTTGTACAGGGTCTTGCCCATACACAATAGCTTTCGCTGCAGCCCCAGAACCTGTACCGATAACAGTAGCAGCGAAGGCGTTACCAGTGGCGTCAAGCACGACGTCTCCTGCGACCTCACCAACTACATCGCCTACACCTTGTGCTACATAAGAGATAGCCGCGGCTTTGAGCGCGTCGCCGAGGTCCCCACCTTGAGCTAATGTGCCTGCCCCTTCAATCAAAGGCACGGCCCACGCATTTCCAGTAGCTACTGCGGCTATTTTCAGTACCGCTTGTCCTAGTTCAGACTCGAAAACGTCAACGACAAGGTCCCCAACAGGCTTTATGATCTCGTCGTATACCCAATCCGCCGCACCGGTTTCGTGTGCAAGTATAGCTGCGCCGCCACCAATGATGATAGCAGTGCCAACCGAGACGCCAGCGGTTACAGCAACTGCCGCCGCGCCGCCCCCTATAAGAATGGGTACTAATACTGGCATTACAGCCTCCAGAACTCTTCTAGAGAGTCTTTCCCAATTTTGATGAACGCACGGTAGCCACCGGTATTTAACTGTACCACATCTACTTCTGTGTCAGTATCTTTTGTTTTATTATACCAAAACTGAAACGCTGACAAATACTCCTGTGCGTCGAAGTCTGTGCGGTATAGCTCAACCTTCTTTTTCTGTAGATAGGCTAGGTATTTCAAACCGTTGCGAACAAAGTTCTGCGCGGTGTCTAAGTTAAGTGCACGGCCCTCCATCACGTTCTTGTACTTGCCTTTGCCCCGGTGCCCTATAAACACCGTATTGCCCATCTGCACTTGGTCAGTGTTAGGCAGTGACAACTCCCCCGCGAGCGCGGTGATAACTTTCGTCACGGGTTGATCTGTGTTATTCAGCTCCGACGCGGCGGTCATAATTATCTCAGGGGCCGGTAGGGGAGTCTGTTTGCTATCGACGACGGTAACCATCACGCAGCCTCCCTAACTTCTTCTAGGGATTCTGGTTCTTGAGTTTTATGCTCATCAACAAAATCTCGTACCGTGCCGACAGTGAACTTGTTCACATTGTCGAACTCTAGGTCATCTGGTATGCCATACGCGTCAGACAAAATTGCGACCACCATAATCATATCTAAGCTGTCTATCCCAAGGTCTACTGGCTCTTGGTCATAGTTTGTTGCATCTTTTATATCGTCCGCGCGGTATACAGCATTTTGGGCTGCTGCGTTAAATACATCTAAAAACTCCATAGTCTTCCCTCCTATAGACTACTCCATGATCTCAAAGTGAGGTGCGTCTATAAATGGACGACGGCCCTGTGAACGGCGTAAATCTACATACTCATTCATAGCCTCTTCCGCCGTGCCTTCATAGGCCCCAAAGTCATCTATGTGCCAAGCCGCACCCCAACGAATCTTAACACCGCAGTCCTTAGCGGCAGCTTTCATGGCGTCTGCAATCTCATCGTAAAGATTCAGTTCCCACCTGCCCCCGTCAATATATGCCATTAAATCAACGGCATAGCCGCCCAGATGTTTACTCTTCATGGTCTGCGAAGCACCTTTGGCGACCAAGGCTTCCTGCTCCTTGCGGGTTCTTAGTCCGCAGATCACACTAAAGTCTTGCTCACTAATCCCAATAGCCATGCGGACAACTGTTTGCAACGAGGGGTCAACCCCCTCAAGGCGTTCGTTACTACGGTTTCCCAGTTTGTATGTCATTTCATACCACCTTTCATGTACTTTGATACAGCGCGGCCACCGAACCAAAACGATATTATGGCAGCAAACAAACCAGATGTAGCATCATCCCAAATCAAAGAAAGAGACCTTCCAAGATCGTTCCCTTGACCCATCAGCGCGATTATAGCCGTCACCTTGATGGCAACGAAAAGGCCGAAAAAAACATAAGTGATGACAGGCCGGACGCTACCTCGTAATGCGTTGATAAAACCTCCAGCATCCATGCTATCATGTTTATACAACCCCTCCGTCTCTTTGATCTCAGCCTGCTTGTCCAAAATGTCCAGCTTCAACTCATTGCGCCGAGCCATCATGTCCATCTCTAGCTGCATGCGCTCAAGACTGTGCTTGTGCTCCTGACCCGCTCGAAAGAAATTAAGAACCTCCGGCAGAAAAGAAGTACCAAAACCAAGCAAACTTCCAAGTAATGTAATCATTTGTCATAGCTCTCTTTGTGAACAATCTTGTTTGGAGTCACCGTGGTCGTGGACTCTTTGCCCATCCAAATGCCGAAGGCTCCCGTGAAAGCCCCTGTTACAACTGAAATCAGTCCAGCCTGACTAACAGACAAGTCCGGTTGCGACATCGCCCACTCTAAGCAACGTATGTACATGATCGTCGTAACCAACATCATCAAACGTGGTAGGATCTTCCAATCATCCAGTATTGTGTGTGCCATTACCACTTCCCCTGCTGCTTACCCAAGAAATACAAAACTACTGCAAGGCCAGCAATGCCAGCCATCACGATAATACCACCTACAACCCACATTATCAAAGCCTCCTTGATCTCAGCCTTGCGGTACTCGGTTTTCTTGCGTTGCTCCCGGACCTTGCGAAGTGTGTCCTTGTATTCTTTTAAGCCAGTTGGCCCGTATTGAAACTGAATGATTGTTTCAATTTCCTTACGCATAGCCTGTATACGCTTTTGCGCAGAAAAGGCCTCAATAGCTGCTTGTTCAGCAGAGCCAGTCAGTGATGCAAAGATGCTTGGGTTCTTCGCCTTCTCAGCGGCGTAATTTACGTCACTCACCGCACCAGCAAATTTACTTAATGCGCCTGAAGCATCCCGGCCAGCAGCTAGTAAAGTCTTGGCGCTAGATACAGCGGAGGCTGCAATTGAAAGGGCTGAGATAGGATCAATCATGTTTCGACAAACCTCGCGGGACAAACGTAGAGATAGTTAACGCGAAAGACCCTGTCGTACCATAAGCCGTTGGTTGCGGTGCCACAGTCGTAGTAACAGTATTGAAACAGCTGGCTGCCGCCTCGCGCCCAAGCATGTCCGAAAGACACAAAAACAAGAACGCACAACATCCTACCTCTCCATAAGTCGATCTATTTTTTCTTCTAGGCGGTCAAACTTGTTCATAATTTGAGAGAGCACTTCAGAACTGTCGCTCTTAGTAACGTATTCCTTCGCCATTTCTTCACGGGTGCGGTTCAACAGTATGGAAAGGCGCTGCTGCTCAGCCCATACCGTCCGTGCAAACCATGTCACAAGCCCTAGCGCGCCTGTAAGAATTAAATTCCAAATTGTAAGGTCTATTTCGCTCATGTTGTTGCCACCCCCACTGCGCCTACCTGTCCCAAAGCGCTAGTGCCAATAGGGTGTGTCGAGTTTAGTTGAGTGATCTTAACATAGCCACCATAGTTAAAGATAGCCCCCGGCTCCAGACCTACATCGTTTGTCTGTAAGTTAGTAAATACGCTAAAAGTATTTCGACCCTCGCCGGGGTTTGCATTCTGCTCAAAGTAAAACGATATCGCCCGAACTACTTCTGCAAAGTATTGTTGATTATACTCCTGCGGTGGAAGCGGGAAAAACGGTACTGGGACTAAACGATCTGCCATTAACGCCTCCCATCTGGTCTAATATCAATCCTCGGCGTTCCAAGTCTCCAACCCACTCCAGTTGTGTCTGACTCAACGCGCAAAGCTATGGACCGGCCCCTAAGCCGAACGAAGTTCTGCTGAGTAAACTGTTCAACAGGAACAGACGCGGTCTTAACAACCGAACTATCCTCTGTTTGTAAATATGGCCCACCGGGAAAGTTTCGCGCCTTTAACGTAAATATGACCAAAGGACTAATAGCGGTGCTGTTTCTAAAAGTAATGTCCGGCAGTAACCGACGTATGAAACTAAAATTGTTGCCCTCACCTATATCTAATTGAGAAGATTCTATATACGCAGTCAATGCACTAGCTGGAGTAGTGCTACCATCATCAAAGCCGTCTTCATGGTAATACAAGTACCCATCCGCTCCTGCAGCAATGGGGTTCTCCATGATCCCAACATCAGTCCAAGCGGTTCGAGCCAATGTTCCGTAAGTCCACAAATTTAAAACATAGTTGTAGACAACATAACGATCTACATTTGCGCTGGAGCTTGAGGGGTAAAACCACCAAATCTCGTTAAAAGAAGTATTGGTAGAACAATACACCTTATCAGCCTGAGACTCGTTAAAATCGCTAAAGACGTAATCTTTAACCGTACAAGGTAGTTTTCGCACCGTTCCGTCAAACATATAGAACTCATCGCGACCCATCCAGAACACGCGGTCTTGCGCACTCGCCGCCGCATTAATCCCAATGATAGAAATGTTGTCCGATAAAAGATTAAGCCCGAACGTCGAAGGTGGACCTAGAAACTGCATCCCGTGCACGGAAGCATCCGTGAACACCAATGTCTGTTGCCGGGTTTCGACCGCACATACAATCTTAGAGCCTAAACCTACTCTTAGGTCGCCAGCGGTGTTTGTAGGGGTAGGAGTCCACTCCGTTGCATTTTCTTGAGAAGAAAATCGTATAAGAAGCGGGTCTTGCGTTGAACTACCTAAAGGATTAGCGCCAAACGCGATAACGTGACGGTCTCGGTCGGACACCATAATTTGAGTAGCTACTGTAGGTGCGTTGCTTGCTCCTGTTAAGCTAGTCAAAAGCACGCCACGTTTTGTTTTCGGGTTGGTTCCAGACGCATCCCAATAATACACTGGGCCGTTGGACACGTTAAAGATTAAGTCTTCACCAAAGTTATCATGCGACCAAATACGAAGAGTATCCGATTCTGTACTGATTTCCGCAGCAGAGCCCCACGTTCCTCGGCCCCACGTTCCCGCGCCCCAACCGTTTCCTGAAATGCTAGTATCAACGCCCACGTTGATTTGATACGCCCCAATAGTAGACCCGCCACCTTCTCCCGTGTCTGACGCATTGGCTACAACAGGAGTAGGCGTATACGTCCCGTCGATCGTTATGGAGTTCACACTAGCCACCGTTCTGGCGACAATCGTGTAGTTGTCCTCATCCACAACTAAAGCGACTTGATACTCTTGATTCAGGATTTCAGCGGTTATGTTTCCGCCCAAACCGATGGCGTCTGTAAAGGTTACAAAGTCCCCTGTTACCGCGCCGTGATTTATGTCGTTCACAGAAACTGTGGAGGAACCATCCGTCGCAGAAAACAAAATCTCACTGTCAAAATCTACTGTTGTCGTAACAACATTTACTGATCCCACATCGCCCGTTGCTTCCAAACCATTAACTTCTACGGGCAGCGTATTAATAAAAGTTCCGTCCCCAACTTCTCCAGAAGCCGAAACACCTGTAAGGTAAACAATATCCCCACCTTCGCTCTGCGCATCGACATAATTGATTTGGCTAAACGCCGTAACCCCGGTCAAAGTTATGGAAACATTTTCCATAGGAGCGGAGACTTCTCCCACTTCACCCGTCGCAGACGCGCCGTATATAGACACAGAGATGTTACGGTCCAAAGGAGTAACCGCACGGAGGGGTGTTATATCTGAGTAGCCCTCTCCCTCTTCGATGTAGTACTTTATGTTAGTCCCAACACCGAGATAGTTGTTCAGGTTAATCGTTCTCCAAGAATGCAAGGCACGGCACGAGCCAAGAAACGAATTGGAACCCACCTTCGTCCAGCCACCAATCTTTTCAGGCATACCCTCGCGGAAGCGCACCATGTCACAGTCAAACCACCCGCCTTCATTTGCATACGAGGTCATTTCCCTGTTCACGCCGGGCTTAAACTGTAGCTTTGATAGTGGCATCTCTTGTTCCTCTAAGCATAGTATACACTAAGTTTTTACACTTAGTAAATCGGCGGATTTGCAGGGCGTAGGGCCATCGACATCGAAACGAGCGCACCAGTGGTGGTGGCTTCACGGAAAACAGGGAGGGCAGGGGTGCCAGACTTATCGTAGTTTACAACAGCTATACTTGATAAGGCTTCATTACCACTATCACTAAGTTGCGTGTAAAAACCAACGGGGACGCTTGTAGATGTGCCAAAGTTATCCATAGACAAATCTTCCATATTGTTGCCCCCCGCGTTTCCTGTTTGAATAACCAACGAGCCTTGAGTGGATATCGTCAAAGACGGCGCAGTTATCGTACCTACGTTGTTTGCAGTGGCAGTAGTAGTTGTGACATCAAAAGGAGTCGATGTGTCGACGTTCCTTAGAAAGTACACAATAACACTGTTATGCCCGTCATTGTCGCCGTTATAAACAAGAGGGACATACACCTGAGTGTCGGGTGTTGACCCCATAAACTTGTAAAATATCTTAACCTGACACCGATCTGTAGTCGCAGTATTCTCAGAACTCGCATAAGTCGAGCCTGTATAGTCACCTGCACCAGAAGAACTTTCTACGACCATGTCCGATTCTCCAGCGTTTGCTGTGAGATCGGTATTAACCATTATAGCAACTGCAAGATCGTTTTCCTGTAGAGTCCTTGGCAGTGACCCATTAGTAAAGGACTCTGTGATATTAGCACTACTACTTCCAGACTCAGCTATAAAACCTAAGACCTCTATCCCCGGCCCAAATGTAGTGTTTGAATTAAAAAGGGTTGCTGCAAGAGACATTAAGAAGCCCCCTCTATTGTCTTTTTACCAATGTAAGAAGTCCCGTTGTCTACCGTCAAGAAATTAAAGACATCCACCTTTCCGCTCGCCGTAACAGGAGGAGTTGTGGCGCGGTCCCAGTCAATTGAGGTCGGCCACGTTATGGCGCTACCATCCCCAGTAATTTCAAGTTGAAACGCTTGCCCAAACCCTGAAGGGGGAGGATTACTAAATGTTAACGTAGTCGCTCCGCTTATTGTCTTGGAGAAGTAAGTTCCAAGATTTAAATCTACGTCTGTTCCTGAAACACTTACCGCTCCCTGACCAAGGGATTTAGCCTGTAAGCCGTGCTTTATCTTGAAGTTAGACATCAGAGTACCCCGCGTAGTAAGTAGCGCCGCCGTCATTGGTCGAGAAGGTAATCAGCTTACTGTTGCTGTCCTCGTTGTATGTGGGCGCAACGCCCCCCGTAAAGTTAACTGTATCCCGATACACTGGGGCATAGTAGGTAACTCCGCTAGTGTAGAACTCGAAAAGAGATTGGTAAAACGTATCTACGACACTGTCCTCTGTTAACACAAATTTATTTTCGGACGGGTACATCCCTGCTAGTACCCAGCCCGTTGCGATTCCAGATGGAAGGTCTATAGAACCGACAAGCGAGGCAGATGTAACATCCCAAGGGGTTGTAAGAACGTAGTTGTAGATTTTATCCGGGGCAGTATCTGTCCCGTAGTACAGGTGTGTGCCGTCCTCCGACAATATAAAACCGATGTTGGTAACATCCGCTACTAAAGTTAAGTTCTTTGAAGCGTCTGAAGCAGTAGAAATATCCCACGGGGTGGTTAAGTCAAACGTAGATATGGTCCCATTGCTAACTGGGCCAGATAAGAAGAACCGAGTTCCATCTGGTTTGAACCAAAGCCTTTGCGGATTAACCAGACCCGTAACACTGTATTCTTGCGTGATCGTCCCCGTAAACGGAGGGTCTATCTCGTACTGACGTAGGGAAGTTGCTGTTGTGATATAAGCGTACCTGCCGTCATTTCTAAGATACCGGCCCTTCGAATTAGCACTTGGCGTGGTGACATAGTTAACTAGAGACATTGCCCTTAAATCGAAGGGCTTATCCAACTCCATCAAGCGGACTTGATTGTTCTCAAAACTAAGTGCGTGTCTGCCATCAGGTGTAAGAGTGAACTCAAACGTCCCTGTGTCTTGATAGTAGGGTATAGGGTCTGTACCTGACGTAAAGTTTGCAGTCGCACCGACATCTAACCCAAAACCTGTTCCAACCTTCTGAAGTACTTGAAACGTCTGAGAAACAGGGGGATTTGTAAAAGAAAACTCTTCATAGCCGGAAGTGTTTATTTCAAAGTAATTCCCTGTAGACAAGTCTACAGACAACACATCTACTTCGGCATCATAAGCGTACAGATTATCATCAATTCTATTTACAAAAATCACATTGTTCCCAGAGTCTCCAAACACAGGAGATCGCAGGTCTGTATCAATACTCGTTTTGGTCTCCTTCAGCGTTGCAGTGCTGAGATCATACGCCGTAGACAAAGTGAAAAGCAGGAGGTTGTTGTTTGTTATATCAAGCCACAGCATCAAAGAGCCGTTGTCCGCAAAACTTATTTGTCCGTTTCCAGTCGCCCCAGAAATTGCCTGCGTACTTTCCGCCCCCACACTAGAGATGTCATACGGAGTACTTAGGGTATAGAAGGACATCGTAGTGTTGCTGCCCTCTGTGAAGAAGATTTTAGTGCCGTCATCGTTAAACGCAAAAGAAGTAAACCCCCCACCGCCACCGGGAACAAACGATTGAGACTGAGTAAATGTTGCCGCAGAAATGTCATACGCTGGATCAACGTCATACTCATACACCGTGTCGGCACTTGTGGACAAAACAAACATATGCCGCCCCGTGTCGGAAAGCTGCACCCATGCCGGAGTAGTCGTTTGAGAAGACACAGATTTACTGTCCACTGGAGTCAGGGTGCTTGTAACGTCCCACGCCGTAGATAAAGACAACCTCTCAACCCTATCGGCTCCCCCGTCCAGAAGAAAAACTTGCAAGCCATCTGCTTTAAAAAAGATGTTAGATGGAGTGCTAAGGCCTGCAATTGTGGAGGAAACCGCCTCGTTGTCTAGGTCAATTACCCGGTAATTCTCTTGAGAAGTGGAGGTCGTACCTGTCTTCAGGGTGGTTTGCCCTGCTACCTGTACAATGTCTGCGACCTTAAAATCTTTTGTATTAGACATTACGCTGCCCCCTGAACGGCATAAGAACCAGAGTAAGTATCACCGCCGTCTGATGTCTGGAGGGTGATGACCCATTGAGCCGTACTTATATCGTAAATTTCAGTGTCGTAGCTAACGCCTTTATCGAAGTATATCTTATGCGTTCCGCTATCGGCTTTCAGCACAAAAGTTGCGTAGCCGCGTGACCCAGAAGCCGGAGCATTAGACAAAGTCACTAAGGTGTCCTCGGTTAACGTAGACGTAAAGACTGAAGCAGTGGACAGGTCGGCTGTCATCGCTCCAGAGGAGGATGTTAGTGCCGTTACCTTTTCGTAAAACGCTAAAGCCGTTACTCGGTTCTTGGCCTTGAAGTCTTTGTCATTTGCCATTTAGGTTCCCTTTCCCCTAAAATGAATATTCTTATACTACAGCAGACATCTCCGCTCCACGAACAAGAAATGTCGTAGAGTTCGTACTCGCAGGAGTCGCAAGTATCCGTATGTTTCCGGTATCTATATCAACATCAAAAGTAGACAAAGCCGTGTCCGTAGCAACTTGGCCGTACTCGGTAGCGACCGCCGTCACACCGTCATGCGTAACCAAAAGCTCTGTGATGTAACGCTCTGTAGCAACCGTGTCGGTGACTTGGATTAAAACCTTTAGGCCCAAGACCGTAGCCGCATCGTATGTACCTACTGCAACCTGAGACACGGAAGTTGTCGTAGTCTCCTGCGTATCGAAACCGCCGCCACCAATCGTACCCCACGCACCGTTGGCGTAACCCTCAAACTTAGCCTCGCTTGAGTTGTACCGGATCATACCATTTACAGCGGTAGGGCGCTGTCCTGTGGTCCCCGCTGGCATGATCATCGCGTCAGTAGAACTCGCGGTGCTAATAAGATTAGTTCCGTCCCCAACAATAGCATGGCCTAAAGTCGCGGCTAACGCCGATATGTCCTGCAACAAGGTATCAAAGGCTTGAACGTCAGAACCAATCGCCAGACCGAGGTTGGTTCTAGCAGCAGACGCCGAAGAAGCTCCCGTTCCGCCATCCGCAATGTCAAGATCGGTGATCCCCGTAACAGAACCGCCTGTAATGTTAACACTGCTCATCGCAAAGTTAGCGGTTAAGTCGAATACAGCCGCAGACGCTTCTCCGCCGTCAAGGTACAAAACCTTGCTGTCGCCATTGGCTACGGTGACGTTTGCACCGCCGCCTTGCGAGAAAACAGCATCTTGCCCTGAATTATTGTACACAAAATACAGCTTCTGAGCATTTGAGGGTGTAACCGTGATCGTGTTTGTTCCACTAGGCGAGCCGCTCAAAACAAGAACTTTGTACATACCATCCGACAAAGTGCCGTTAGTAGTATCTAGGGTGTGGGTTGTACCTGACAGAGTTATGGTTCCCACACCATTAGTAATACGATCAAGGATGTCCAAGTTCGTATTGGTGGTGTCGCCCCATGTGCCGGACTGTTCACCTGTGGCAATTTTTTCTATGCCACCGTTAGCTGTGTATGTACTAGGCATGATAAATCCTTACGCTGCGACTTCTTCCCAACTTGTACCGGGGCTAGGTTCGATGTCAGTATAACTCGTTTCAGGGTTCGGCGCTATACCCGTGTAACTTGTCCCCGGATTCGGCTGTATTTCACTATAACTTGTTCCGGCACTAGGTGATATAGGCGTATAGCTTGTTCCGGCGTCAGGGACAATTCGGCCCCAAACTAAGGGAGAACCTACTTGACCAATAGCAGATACACCCGTGACTGTAACTCTGGTGCTTCCTACAGTTACTGTAACTGATCCAACTTGTCCGGTGGCAGATACGCCTGTAGCAGACACCCCTGCTCCGGCCTTAGCGACTACACTGCCAACCCCACCAGTAGAGGCCAACCCTGTAATCGTAACACTAACTCCAGTGCCACTCGCTATTGTGACGGAGCCGACGTTTCCAGTGGCTTCAGAACCTGTAACAGGGACACTTACATCTTCAGAGGAGACTACAGTTACAGAGCCAACCTCGCCAAGTGCCGCCACACCCGTGACTGGGACACTTACGTTTTGTTGAGCATTGACAGATACGTCTCCGACCGCCCCTGTGCCTTCAACCCCAGTAACATCCACAGTAACATCAGGGAAGTTTATCTCACCAACTTCACCCGTTGCGGACACACCTGTCAGAGCTATCGACGCAGAACCTGTCGTTGTTACAGAGCCAACCTGCCCCGTTCCTTCAGAACCCGTTGCGGTAACAGAAGAACTACCTGTTGCAGTAACAGAATCAACCTGCCCCGTTCCTTCAGAACCCGTAAGAGTTACAGAGATATTGGCTTTTGCGGTAACAGTGCCGACCTGCCCCGTACCTTCAGAACCTGTGGCAGTGACAGTAGAATCACCTGATATCGTTACAGAGCCAAGCTGCCCCGTACCTTCAGAACCTGTTCCTGTTACCGAAGAAGCTCCAGTGACAGTGACGCTGCCAACCTGCCCTGTTGCAGTAGAGCCTGTGCCTGTTACTGTGGAGCCGCCTGTTACAGTGACGCTGCCAACCGCCCCGGTAGAAGTTACGCCCGTAACATTAACAACAACACTAACAGCAAAATTTAAATTAAGATTACCAAGTACAAGTGTCTGACGGCCAGTATCCCCAGTATTAGTGGTCAGGTCCGTGGTGGGGTCTGTGGTATCGTAAAAAGTTGCGTTTAACTCTACTCCGTCTAGCCCTGAAAACCTTTCTGTGAAGTCCCCGTTTGGAGTAACGTCTATTGATCCATTAGACCCACCTGCGTAAACAAGCATGAGAGGCAGAGTGCCCGCAGAGGGCGTTGCGGTAAGAGAAAGCCCCGAAGCAGCATTGCCACTTACACCATCAGTGCCAGTTACCGATCCAAGTGATGTTATCGTTGCGTCTGGCGTAAGGGAAAAAGCTGCGTAGTTATTGTCAGTGCCTGAGAACCAAGACAGGCTTGCGCCGTCCTCCGTGCCATCTGCGATCTTTGCAATAATGCCAAGAGTGCCTGCAGCCGCCCCACTGGTAAAACTGTTTATTAACGTCCAGCCAGAGGGAGTTGCCGGAATGGTTTCGTTGCTAATATCATAGTGCATGGCAACCAAAAGGTCGCCAGCCGACACTGTGGCAGGCAGCGTTATGTCAGCCTGTCGTCCACCGCTAGATGCGCTGTTTAGTGTGAACGATATAGCCATAACGCTGCCCTACACTTAGGCAATGCGAATGATAGCGTTACTCGCGTCAGCCGCTGGGAAAACAATCTCAAAGTCCCCCGAAGTCGAGGTCTTGTCTGATCCAAAGTCCAGTACAACAACTGTGTCCGTTGTTCCGGTTCCAGCACCTGTTGTGGTGTTGTAGATCAACGCACCGCGAGCAGTGATAGTCGCAGACGTAAACGTAATGTCTGCAAAGTCTGTGAATGCCGTTGTCCCAGATGTAGCAGGATCAATACGAGTTAGCGTACCGCCACCCGCTGAGTACGAACCGGACGCCCCTACTTCGTTAGTCGCCGTGTAGTCCGTAGTCGCCGCAGTGAATGAGGCGCTGTTGTCGTACAATGCAATCTTGAAGGTGTCCCCTCCAGAAAGCAAAAAGTTGTGTTTAGCCTCAAGCAACTGCTGCTTGAAGGAAGTACACATAAAGTTACCAGTAAAGGCCATGTTAAAGTCTCCTTATAAGTTCAGCCAAATCGGGTTTCCCCGCTTCATTGAGAGCGTTATACACGGATGTGCGATCACTTTCGATAGCTCTTTTCATATAGAAAGTAACCACCTCCTCAATATTGTCCGCAAACGCTTTGGCTTGCTCTCGAATGGCGGGGGGCGCTGTGTCTGATACAGACACGATTTTTTGCACACACACCTGCGCCACTTCCTCCGGCGTAAAGCCCCTGTTTTGCGTTGTCCGAACCTCAACAAGTTGTTTGTGTTGGGGGATATCCATGCTTCCTAGTGACATTGTAGTGCCCTCAACTTACTGGGATTTTAGGTTGCCCGGAGCGATATGTATCCCCCCGCAGTTTGCCGTCACCGAGGTTTTTAAGTAGCCCGATAGATAGTGTAAACATCTTGTTATACATATCTACCATATCCTGCTCACCCTTCATAAACCGAATAGCCTCTACAAGGGCGCCGTTTAACAACGCAGAATCGAACTCTTCTCCTAACCACGTAGTGCCCGCGGTTACAATAGATTCCGGGTAGTACCCGTAGTGCAGTTCTGTAAAATAAGCCGTATCTGGGGTGGGGCCTAAGATAAACGCCGTATCGTCAAAATTAGCATAATGCACTGGCGTACCGGTTACCGAGGCGTCAGGGTAGGCTTCTCGGATAAAATTCACGTCCTTATCCAGCAGAAATACATAATTTCCAGACGTGTTTTCTATAGCAAGGCTGTACGTATACAGATAGTCAGCGGGTACATCCAAATACTTATTACTAGCTGTAAGGTTTGCGGTGACATTCTTACGTAACGCGGGTATTTGGACGGTGCTATATATCTTCTGCTCAGCCTGCTGAGTGAACATAGCAAGCTGGTCATCTGTGAACGTATCCTCACATATGTCTTGTATATTGGTTTTCAGCTCAGCGTAATTCATCAGTTACCCCATAGGCCCGCGAGCATATAGGCCTTTAGTAGCCGCGCCTGTGCCACGGATTTTTACGCCGTTAGTCTTTGCGGCTTTAGTTATTTTTTTAGGTGTCGTCACTTTGCCATTCTTCTTCATCTTCTTCATATCGCGGTTCGCCATGTTATCGCCTCCTAAGATACTATTACCGTAATTTGCCCCGCAAAGCCAGTGCCAACCAAGTTGTCATCCACCAAGTTAAAAGGGTCTTGCAGCCCGACAGGATTCCACCCATACTGAGTATCCCGCGATGCGGGTAATTCTGCCGTGTCAGGACGTGGGTTTCGTAACGCCTGCGGGTCGTCCACCGGGAACTCCCCTAGTTTGAGTTGTGGGTGGTCAGGGCTCCAGCAGTCTGTGCATGCAAGCACGTTAGTGTTACGGCCTTTGACGTACAGGGCCTTCAGCTCCTTCAGTTTGTAAGAAAACCCGCATACATCGCATATGCCAAGGGCCTTCTTTGCTGAGGCGAACCGAGTGCTCATCTAATGACCCCTACACGGGGTACGAAACGTACCGGCGCTTTCTCCCGGTCTTCTTCCGCGGCGAGTCTAAACTGTTCTTCATACGTGGCCTTCAGCATTTCAATGCGAGGCGCCAACTCTGGAACCTTCATAGCGATGTTGTATGCCAACCCAGCCACAAGACAGGGGAGGAAACGGAAGTTCATATCTGCCGTCTGAGCACCGGCGCCAGCATCTTCTACACGGCGCAAACGCCAGTAAACTAGCGTGTAATCATCGCTTTCCGGGACAGGCCATACATTGACACGCGGGTTGTCACGCAGGCGTTCGATCCAGAGCTGGATAGGGCGCCCAGTGTTTGTCTTGTTTGGGATAGAAGCGTACGTACTAACACTGATCCGCGATATGGTCAGGTCCTGTTGTGTTGTACCACTTCCTGTACGTACGACCTGCTCAAGTAGATCAATAGTGTCCGCCGGTAAGTCGTACTGCCCCACACCTTGGGTTAAGCTCACAGTACCTTCATCAATGGTCCACAGGTTGATACCACGGTTTTGCCATTCGATGGTCATCAAGTTCATAGAGCGACGCGCGGTACGTAGGTCGTACCCAGACCGCATCTCACGGCCCGCGCGTTCCCATGCTTCTTCCGCAATCTCGGTGAAGTCCATGTTGAACGCTGTAGTGCCTGATGTGGTCATAACAATCTCCTAAGTGTACAACGTAGCTTTACGTCTATCTTCCATGACAGCCCCACACCCACGAGCAATATCACGTTTGCGGCGAGCTAGTCCGCCACCTGCCAGCTTGACTGTAGCAGCTTTCGTGTTTTTTACTACAGTCTTGCCTTTAGCCCCAGCGGCCTTCTTCTTTTTAGCTGTAGAAGATCGCTCCTTTTGTGAAAGGCTTTGCGCTTTACTGCGAGGCAAACAACGATCTGGGTTCTTCTTGTCTTTAGAAGTGCCGCACTCGCCCTTGATTTTCCCATCGGTACCGATGCGAACCCACTCTTGATCCCGCCACTTCTTCAGCTCACCCATTACGATTTCGCCTTCTTACCTTTGCTACCCTTAGCATAGTTTGGGTCTTTACAATACTTAGACGCGGCCATATTCGCATAGGCAGACGGGTAGGTGTCAAAAGTGCGTTTAGCCCACGACTTACCTTTTGCGCATATCTTCCCGCCTGATTTGTAATATCTACGCACGATTACACCATTTTAGCTGCGCGAACACCCTTACGAGCGATGCCTGCGCCGCGAACCTTACCGCCTTTTTTGTAGCCCTTCTTCACCATGCCACCAGACTTCTTACGCATGTCCTTTGGTGGGGCCATATACATTTTATCTTTAGACGATGAGACATTGGCTCTTCCGCCACCCTCCTCAAACATACCCATGTCTTCAAGAGATTCCTGATACTTACGGTCTTCTTTCCTCTCGCCTCGATTGTACAAAGCTACGGCCAAGGCTCTAAGGGGGGTTACCCCACCTTGATCAAGGGTTGATGATGTATCAACCTTTTTATTTCTATTAGGACGTTTTGCCATATTACGCGCCTTTCATTGTTACCATTTTGGCAGCGCGAACACCTTGCTTCGCCATGCCTGCGCCGCGAACCTTACCGCCTTTTTTGTAGCCCTTCTTCATCATGCCACCTTTGGCATAGCCTTTTTTCTTCATCATGCCGCCAGCTTTCATGCCGCCTGTGAGGCGCTCAAAGTCTTCAGGGCTATAATTTTCTTTGGGGTCAATGCCACGGGTGCCTTGGCTACCGGGAGTATTACCAATCATCTCAGGACGTGCTCTAGGGCGTATGGACTTTTCGGGTGCAGCGGTTTTCTTTTTCTTTTTCTTCATCATATCCTCGGGGCGTGCTCTAGGTCTCATCATTGTTGGCATCCTTATATAGGTTGTTAAATACGCGGTCTGTATCCCAGACGTAATCTACGTCTTCTTTAGAACCGTACGAATGTTGGTTTGGCTTGAAGTCTGGGGCACCTTGGCCTGTTTCAAACCACGCAGGGTGCGTAACGCGAACCCGGTTATTTGGTAGTGCTACTATGTTACCTGTATACTCTCCAGCATCTAGCAGTTCAAGCACGTGGCTTTGCTTATGCTGCGCTGGGTCGTCAGCCACTTCATTATCAGTGTAATCTACGGTAAAATAATACTTGGCGGGGTAAAACTCACCATCTACTTTAGCTATCCACGGCGCAGGAGACGCGCGTTCTATCTTATACACACTGTGAGTATGAGACATGCAGTCCCAAGGCTGCGCTAGATAGGCTGGAAGCTCTGTAGGCCATTCTTCAAGCGGAGTATCGGCAACAAGCGCCGTAAGCGGTAGACGTGCCCACATGGCCCCACCATGAACATTAGGTTCATCTGTGTCATCAGACTCGCACCCAGTGAATATCACTTGGAAGCTCAACGTCCGATTAGGCATTGTAGTTACGGCGACGACCATGGCGTGTAAAAACTCCCCGTGATAACCTTCTAAATTTTTCGTATACTCCCTCCGCACCCATGCTTTGAAATACGGAATACTACTTGTTAGATAAGGCATTAAGTTCCTTTTTTCGTTTTTTCGCTGCCGCCTTTTTTCGCTGCTGCGATAGCTTAGAAGGAGGCGATTGGATTTGTTTCTTCATCTGCGTACGACTAATAGCCATCTAACAATTCCACTTCCGTAAGCTCTTATTTATACGACTATCGGGATCGTTCGCGGTTTTTGCGCTTGTATTGCGCTTCTTCATGCCCTTCATACGGGCGCAAAAAGACTTCCGACGGTTAGCGGCCTTGGAACCCTTCTTGAGCTTACTCGGCTTGGTAGTAACAGCGGTCTTCAGCTTGCTTCCGGGGTTGGCTTTTCGGTAGCTTTCCACACCCTTTTTGTTCAAGCCACCAGACTCGCTCTTACCCTCTTTACGCTGCCAAGCGGGAGATTTTACGCCCCCGCCTTTTTTGTAGTAACACCGCATAGCGCCACCCTAGCTATAGAATACTGTCATGGCGCTGATGTTAGTCATCGCCGTGATAAGTACATCATCCTGACACCGAAGACCCCAATCTGGGATGTTAACGGAGTGAGAATCTGAAGCTAGGAAGTCAAGATCAAGCACAGTACGGCCACCAGAACCATCGGTGATGGTAAGACGACCCGCGCCACCTGCTGTAGTCAGCACCTGAACCTGCCGGATACGTGCTGGACCTACACCCAAGGATGCTGCCGCGGTAACTCGTTTCGACTGTACGTCTGAATTAGACATCCGTTATCCCTTCTTTTTTGAAGGACGGCTACGCTTCTTAGCAGGTTTTGTTTCCCACGCCTCATTTACATTAGGCGTAGAAGGGTCGTCTGCTTTAAGCGTACCATCATCATTTCGAGCACGGACAGGAGTTGTTTTGATGGGAGAACCATCAGCGTTGAGTCCGCGACGTGCTAGCTCTTCCGCAGAAGCTGGTTTGAATCTACTCATAACCTAGCTCCTTACGCTGCTGCGATTGTGGCACCTGTGTCCGAACGCTTCCAGTCTGTGCCATTAGAGAAGGCCAAGATTGCAGCGCCAGCAGCGCCATTTGAAACGTACACAAGCGTACCAGCACCAGCATCGGAAGCGGATGGGGCGCTTGCAACTGTGTATGTTGGAACTTTGATATCGCCAATAAAACCAGCGGTTGAGGTCACTGGACCTGAAAATGTAGTAGAAGCCATTTTAGTACCCTTTGCATAAGGATTCGCTTTGTAGTCTATGCAACGTCAGGAGGGCGGTAACCTGTCTACAAAGCTGATGTTTGCCCTAGTGCCAACAGAATACACCAGCAATAAACAAAAAGAAAGGGGTCACCGAAGTAACCCCTTTCAGCTCACGCGGAGGCCGCATGAGGGAGCACGTTAGGCCCCCGGTGACCCGAAGATACCCAATGGATCAGAGACACCAAACGAGTAACGTTCGCGCGCTTTATAGCGGCTGTTACCTGTGTCGAAGTCTGCGTCCATTGAAGTAGCCATTGGAGCACGTGTGAAGTGCTTCAGACCGTTAGGAATATCTGTCATCAAGAACCAAGCATTGGTGTCTGTCAGATAGTGATTAACGGTGTAGCCTTCAGGGATCGACCCGTTGCTGCGGAGTGCGTTCAGGTCGTTATCGGCGGTACCGACACGGCCTTCTGTCTCCAACAAGCGTGTTGCCACGAACTGCAGTGCAGGCGGAATAACCAACTTACGCGGCTGAGCAGCGATAAGCAAGCCACGCTCGTCAGTCCACTGGCTGATCTGAATAACGGCGGCTTCAAGCGAAGTCTCGTTAAGGTCAGAAGCGACTGTTGGGCGGTTCGAGTTAGTTCCGCCAGACACGAGTGGGTGGTCCGTTGCACAAAGCGCTTTACCGTCACCGTATGTGGTACCGGCAGCAAACGCATTGTTCAGGATCGAAGCGGCTTTAACCTGCTTGGTATACGCCATAGCACGAGCCAACGCTTTCGTATAACGAGCTGACAGAGAGTCATACAGGTTATCCTCGATAGCTTCCTCAGTGATTGAGAAGCCCATCGCGACGGTTTCGTGTGTATAGCGAGCAGTCCATGCTTCTTGAGCATTGTCATACTCAATCGCAGAACCTTCACCTTTAACAGGCGCTGCTGAGAAACCGGATAATTTGGTTTCCTCTTCAAATGACCGGTCTGACGACTCGGTTTCGAAGATTTCAGCGTGCTCTTCGCCATATTTTGCGTACTCCATGCCGAACAGAGCGTTCAGTCCGGGAAGGAGTTCTTTAAGTAGCTGGGCGCGTGAAATAGCCATGTTACATCACTCCTTATACGCCAGTCGTGTTGTTATACTGGTGACCTGCGTTCCATTTAACGTAGGCCTCAGTGTAACCACCCGAGCTGTTTTTCGTTTCCTCGACCAGACCAACGATGCGGAAAGGCAGAGTGTTTGTTGTTGCAGACGTATCGGAGATCGCGCCACGGGAGTTACCCGAAGTAGAATCACCTGTGTTGTCTACGCCAGCGACGTTCGCACCGATGTCTGTCAGAGCCAAGTCACCGATTGTTGTACCCGAAGATACGACGGCGGCTTTGAACAACAGGTCAGTTGCGTCTGCAACGTAGGCGACGATGTCGTCTGCTGCAGTGTTCGCTGGGAATTGCTGGCTGTACAATTCATAACCCAAGTTTGGATCAGTGTATTTGCAGCCCATGAAGACACCAACAGGTGTCATTGCGGCGTCAAACGTATCACGCTCGACAGTACCACCGGTGACAATTTTCACGGCATCCCCGAAGAAAATCGTAGTGTTATAACCACTAGCAATCTTCATCGAACGATATACACCCCCTACAAAAGGGGTCCCGCTCAACAGTTTCACCGGAACCAGACCGTAAGGTCCGCTAACAGTAGGATAAGCCATCTTCAGCTCCTATTAAGTTCCGTTACCAAATGTGACCTTCGTCTTACGCTCGTTAAAGAGCGGCATACGAGGATCGTTCTCACGCATGAAGTTGTTGTCCACCGAGTGCATCTGAGACTTAGTTTGAGTATCGTAGTATTCCGTACGCTCCTCAACCAACTCTGTAGGTGCCTTACACAGCATAAGCCCACCAATCACCACGTTATCAGCAAACCGTTCGTTTTCGATTGTAACCATGGTAATTTCTGGGTGATCTGCCGCTTTCACGGGTTCCCAACCTTCACGCAATTTTGAAGAAACGTTAGTGGCGTCGGCTTGACCTTGGGTGCTTACGCGAACCCAGTGATATGCGTACCCATCTTCAGGAGTCGGCGATGGAAGTGTTTCCGGGCGCTGCCAGCTCCGTTTACGGACGTTTTTATCGCGAGTCTCAAGCTCACGGTTGATACGATTCTCAGCCATTTTGTTTCCTCATGTCTAATGCAACCTGTTTGGCGTACTGTTGCGGGGTAAGTCCAAGCCTCTTCGCGATCTGCACTTGGGTTCTAGTTAGTGTCACCTTCTTCGGCGCAGTACTGCGCGTTGCTGATGCCACAACCTGTGCTTTACGCTTCGGCTCCGGGGCCACCTCGACTTCTGTTTCGTCCCCCTCGAACTGATCTGGGAAGACCTGACGCATACGAGAATTAATCTTCTCGTAGTATTGACTCTCTTGAGGGCTGATGCCCTCTTTGACGAGTTTATTATGCAGCCCCAGCGCAAAACTCGTCATCTCATCGTCTGAACCGAACCAAGGGTTGGCGTCTTTCCAATCCATGGCACGCTTATCGACCTGTGGAGCCGGGGCGGGTGTAGATGCTTCTGGTGCCGATTGTACAGGCGTTTCGTCTTCCTGTAAAGTTGGTACCTTGATGTTTGCTAACCTATCGAGTTTAGACTTAGCATCGGAGAGCTTTTCTTGCGCTTCGAGCACAGCATCTGCGTCTCCAGAGTCATAGGCGGTTTTATAGGCGGTTTTAGCAGAACTTAGCTGCGTCTCTGCATTTTTCTTTGCCTGTGAGATAAGAGCCGTTTGACTCTTTGTGCTACTTGTTTTGAGCTTTTTATTCTCTTCAAGTAACTGCTGAGTTACCCGCTCTAACTCTTCTCTGGCACGGAACGCTTCTTCTTTTGCCCGACGCTCGTCGTGGTACCCCTTGCTGAAGTGCTTGATGCGTTTACGAACCTTGTCGGAATAATCTTCCAGTTCCTCATCAGTAACTTCTTCAGGTGGGTCAGACGGCTTCCGGCCACGATCTGCTTTCGGCGTATCGTCAACGATGTCTACGTCAAAGTCATCATCGTCGTCAGCGGGCTTCTTAGCCTTTGTCTTTGGCGTATCTTCCACGTCTACTTCGACTTCGTTCTTTTTAGCTTTGCCAGAACGGTTCATTGGTTCAGCGGACGAGGGTTCAATCTCAATGTCCACTGTTTCTTCCTTATCATCAGGAAATTCGTATTCTACTTTTTGAAACGGCATTGTGCATCTCCCTATGCGCGTGTGATACCCCGAGGATCAGCCACGACTGCCTCAATCGAATCGTCATTCATCAAACGATACTCAGTACCCCCAATAGTAAACCGAGTGCCTGAGTTCATGCGGAACATCACATAATCACCTTGTTTACACCAAGGGCCATCAGGGAACCGTGCTTCATCCCCATAGGCATCATTACCCATATCCACGACCAAACCAATGATAGACATGATGTGGTCTCTGCCACGTTCAGAGTCGGTTTTGAGGATACTTGTCCCCTCATAAGTGTCCGCGACCTGCGGCAAAGCGATGAGCAGGCGGTAGCCTACTGGTTTAGGGAGTTGTTGTTCAAACTCTTGTTCTTCGTTGATTTTAACTGCTGCTTTAGTCATCGTTGTCATCCATATAGTTGCGCGAGAGGTCTTCGATGTAAGATTTGCTGGCTTCGAGACCCCGAATTAAGCCAACAACTTCCCTATACTCGGCGTAGTCTTTAGGAGACCCCCCGGATAGAAAACGCTGTGCAGACGAGATTTGCTCGTCGATGTTATTTGTAAGCACGTCAAAGACGGTTTTTGCCATAGGTTATTTACCCTCTCCTCTAGGTTTTTGCTGTGTCAATTTCGCCATTTCTACGGCGGTCTTGACTTGCGCCTCGCGGCGCGCCCGGTCCATCTCCACACCTTTTACTTCGGCGTCGATGGCGAGTTCAGTTTTGTCTACGTTAAGCTCTTCAGCCTTAATCATAGCATCTGCGGCGGCTTTCGCTTTCTGTAGTTTAAGTTGCTCATTGCGCAACGCAGCGTCTGTTTGGTCTTTCTGGGACTTACGCTGTACTTCCTGCGCTTTGATCTGGAGCTCAGCCTGCTGCATCTGGATGAGTGGGTCTTTAGCCTGCTCTTGCGCCTTTTTCTGCGCAGCTTGCTGCTGATGTGCCTGCGTAAGCTGTTTACCAGCATCAGCAACCAGACGTGACAGTTGAACTTCGACTTCTTCCGGCATCTCTTCGTTTGGTGCTGGTAGCGGTGCGCCAAGACGTTCTTCGATCTGTTGGCGATACTGGAAGCCAAGGTGCTCGGCGATGTGGGCCTGTAGAGACGCCAGAATCTGCTTTGCCTGCGGGTTTTGCCCGATCATCTGGGCGATCATGGGGTCCTGCAAGAACGCTGTGTGCGTAGCAATGTGCGCTTCGTGGTCCTGATAGATAAACGCTTTCATCGGCTTGCCGATCAACGCGTCCATGTTCTCGCTGATTGGGTCTGTAGGCTTCGCATCTTCGCGGGTTGGGACAATCTTATCCGCGTTCTTGATCCCCAAGACCTCCATCATCTCACGATGCAGCATAGGCAGATCATAAATCTGAGGCGCCTGCTGAGCCATCTGAAGCACTGCTTGGTACTGGACCACCCGCTGCGCCATTGTAGAGCTGTTAGGATCGCTGACAGGGATTACATCCACCATCATATAGTCCATTTGACGAGCAGTCACCTCGCCTCTCTCAGGCACGTAGGAGTACTCTGTGGGGGCGTGCTCGGCGATAATAGCCTTGAGGAGCTTAAACTCCTGCTTCATCGCGTAGTGGACGCGTGCTTGGACCGCTGCCATCGGCTTCAGGGTACGCTCGAGCAGTGCCAGTGTGGTGCCAACAGGCGCGTTTGCCGACATATCCGAGATATTCAGGTCAGAGATAGCCCCGAGGCGGCGTCCTTCCTGTGTAATACGGTCTAACAACGTAAGGAGTGTTTGGGACGGCTCTTTGTACGGCAGCGTCATGATATTATCACGAATGCTACCAGATGGAACGTCTACATCCTTAAACTCACCCGGCTCGATAGGCGAATCATCGCCTTTGATGCGCAAGCCACGTGTTTTCAAGCCTCCCGGTAGGTTCGACAGTGTGCCTGCGTCCACCAACTGGCGGATAAGGGCTGTTCCTGCGCGAGAATACCCCCCGATGATGTGAATCAGGCCCAAACCATAGAAGCCAAAGCCCGGAACATAGGGATAATGCACGAAGAATTGGTTTTTTAGGCGTAGTGTGTCTTCTTCGTCATAGTTACGGCGTACCGCGAGGACCTCACCTGACCCGCGCTCAATCGTAACGACGTACGGCTTAGGCAATTCGTCCTCATCGTCGACTCCGGGGACGTTCATCTCCACATGACACTCGTATAGAGCGTACCGATTGTCGTCAGTTAGGTTAAATCCACCCTCTTCAGCCTTCTTCTCTTCAATATCGGAGTGGTAAGGGGCAGGATCACCCAAATCTACGTCGCGGTAGAACCCACCAGCCTGCAGTTTAGCCATCTCGTTCTTAGTTTTACGCATAACATGCGTAACGCGCTCGGCTGTCTCTAGGTGACTGGCGCCATACGGCACAATCACGTCCTCTGCGGGGATGTAGATAGACACTTGACGGCCCATATTCGGGTCGAAGTACACTTTTTTGAACGCGGAACCGGCCAAACCAAGGCTGTAGAGCATCCGCTCGTGTTCAGACCGATACTCGACCATCCGCTCGGTGATCTCGTAGTTCATATCGGCCTTGACGCGCTGCGCTGCCTCGATCTTCTCTTTATTCTCGCTGCCGAGAATCTTAACTTTCACTGGTCCTGCGGCTGGAAACGTCTCTGACATGGCCTCAGCTTGGAACCGTATGGCTGCTTCAGCGAGAATTGTGGAGAACACCCCACAGGCACCTTCCCACGGCTGCGTACGTTCCTCATATTTGAACCCAAGCACGTCCAGACCCTGTACGTATGAGTCCACCCAGTCCTTCCGACTGTCCATATCGGCCTCGATTAGACCCACGAGGTCGTCAGACAGCTCCTGCAGGTCACCTTCTTCCATGACGTCCGCGAGGTTAGCGTCAAACTCCACTATGTCGGTCTCGTCGGCGTCGGGTATCAGAGTGATCTCCATGTCCCCGTTCGCAAGAGTCACGGACTCTGGGTCCACAATCTCGATCTCTAGGTCAAGTTCTTGACCTTCTACTTCCATTTCTTCGTCTTCCAAACCCATTGGGGCGGAATACATTCCTTTTTCGATAGCCATAGCCTAATCCTCAGTAGAAACCGCCCCGGCGGTGTTTAAAATATTGAACCTCTTCCGGTTCATCAGACGGGAGCCGAATAAACCCACCGTTGCGAAACCGCATCAACGCCATCACTGTAGCATCAACGAGGTCATCATGCGACATAAACGGGAACCCAGCGATCTCCTCCACGACTTCCTCTGCCCAGCGGGTCTGTGGTACCCAACAGATACCTGATGCTACGATATCTGCAACTGAATTTAGTCGCGCCAGCTTATCCCCTGACCCACGGTGCGGGGTAAACTCCTGCACAGGCATACCTGTGCGCCGCAGTTCTTGATAGAGCGCAGTGCCCGCACTCTTCTTCTCCACGATAAACGAATCCGGCTCCCACTCCTGATATGTCTCCATAGCCACCCGTTTCAGCTCAGGAAACTCTAGACGCTCCTTAATACTATTTAGTAGTATGATGTTGTGCGCGTTCGTCTCTTCGTTGAGGAACACACCCCAAGTTGTTATAGCAGTAAAGTCAGCACGGTTGTGGGTCTCCGCCGCGGCGTCAAGTGTCATGATAATATACTCACAGCGGGGTGGGTCTTCCCACTCCCATGACTGCCACCACTCCCGCTTGATAAGCGCGGCTTCCTCAGCTGTGGGCTGTTGTTGAAATTGTGCGTTCCACTGAAACACCGGCATAGACGCCTTGGTGCGCTCCAGCGCCGCCATATCAAAGAACTCAGGCCATAGCGGCTTCTGCTCTACCTTCTTGGTCTTCTTGTTCGTAACTTCCAAGATAGCTGGAAACTCAACGACCTCGTACTGGTCCGACTTGTCGTTCTTTGCCATGTCACGTGTTACACGGCCTGTCAGGTCATCTAGGTGCCATCTGGTCTGCACGATAGCTACCCGGCCTCCGGGCATCAGACGCGTACGCGCACCGAAGGTGAACCACTCGTACGCCCGTTCAAACACCTCGAAGTTACCGCTCAGCACGTCTTGTTCCGAGTGCGGGTCATCTACCAGCAGCAAATCAGCACCGCGCCCCGCGATTGACGACCCGATACCACAGGCGAAGTACTCCCCCTTATGGTTGGTGTTCCAACGCCCCGCAGACTTCGAGTCGATCGCAAGAGATACTGTGGGGAACACAGCTTTGTAGGCATCGGTAGAGATCAAGTTACGGACCTTACGACCGAAGTCTACCGCCAGATCAGTGGTGTGCGATACCATCATGACCTTCTTGTCCGGGTTACGCCCCAAGAACCACGCAGGATAGAATATAGACACGAGCTGCGACTTGCCATGACGTGGTGGCATGTTAACACAGATACGGTCTTTGTCTCCGCGCTCGATAGCCATGAGCATAGTAGCAAGGATGCGGTGGTGGCGCCCTACAATATAGTTAGGGTCCATCTTCTTGCAGAACCCCAGCAGGTCGTCGTACGCGGTCTGATTAGCCTTCCGGCTCGCTAACTCGTCCACCATCTGGTCAATTTCGGCAATTTCTTCTGGCGACAGATCATCTAGGTTGGCGAGCAACGCCTCGATCTCTGCGTCGTCTATGTCGACCATCTTATTCATCGTCGAAGCCAAGCTCCTTATCGACGTCGATGGTCTGGCCCTCTATCAGAACTGCATCTTCTATAGGTGCTTCGGCGTGGGCACGGGTAAGTTTTTGAAGTTTACTCCGTAGCTTCTCTTTAAGGTCGTCGGTCGTCTGGTGGGTGATCGTCACCTCAGACTTCTCAACAAACAGCCCCACGTCGCTGATCTTACCGAGCAGCTCCAATGCCTTCAGACGCACCCGAGGGTCCGGGTTCTCCGTCTCGGTGATAAGTTTATTAGTGACCAAATGCCTAACAGTCACTGCGGAGTCCACGACGCTCCGGCCCCACTCGCTGAGGATGTGGTCCGTCTCCCGCAGCACCGCAGGGGTTAATTGCGCAGCGCGTTTAGTTGTTACGGTGTTTGATGTCTTATCAGGATTGGCGGCGTAGGACACGGCGAGGGCTGCAGCCACTTCTTTATCTTCGGAGGTGAGGTCTACGTCGAGCCCATGCCCGGATAACAACGCAACAGTCTTCGCGCACGCAGCCGCGCGGTCCTTTAAGTCAAGTTTTGGTGCTCGTTTACTCAACGGCACCCCTGTCTCAGGCGTTATATACAATGTCATCTCTTATCGCAGGCTGTTGGCCGATAACACGAGTGTAGTTGTTAAAGTATGATTTCGCAAGACTCCGTAGCGCACCGAAATTTTTTACGTGGGGGACTTATTTTTTTGCATGGGGGGTGTTCCCTGTGAGCGCCGCCGGAAGTGGCGGGGTAGAAAAAGGCTAAGTACTTGTTTTTATTAGTAGCTTACTGTGCCTGAGAGTTTTGAGAGCTATTTATTCTTCTGGATTAGTATTACATAGGAAGTACAGGAATCCTAAGCTGTGAAGCGCGGGGTGGGGGTAGGGTATGGGTCGCGTTCTGACGTTTTGTTAGTGGCTCACTAACAGCCTATCAAGTAATGCGTTACGTTATCAACCGTTGGTTTCTGGGCGTTATCTATTGTATGCCACACCGTAACGTGTCATTACTTAGTCATCGGCAGGCAATACCGCCTCCGATAATTTATCCTTGAAAGGGAAACACTATGTCTAACATTACTTTGAACGCCGCTATCGCGAAAGCAATCACTGAAACCGTATCGCTTTCGGGCCAGGCGGATCGCAAGCTAGGCTCTACCATTGATTTGATGGCATCAGAAAAGATGGTATCAACCGATTTCGTATCGCCCAAATCCAAATCCAAAACCTCTACCGCGTCTCCGGAGATGTTCGAGCAAATCAACGCTGCGATCGTCGCGGGGTTTACCAAAGCCGCGCAGCAATTGCTGGCCAAGCCGACCAAGTCACTGGAAGATGCTGACAAGGCGGAAAAGCGGTACTGGCAGCAGCAGATTGGCGCCAAGCGCAACGATTTCGAAACAGGCCTTGCCAAGCGTGAAGGCGCGGATGCTAGCCGCGCAGCGCGACAACCAAAATCGCCAGTTGAGAAACTGCGCGCTGCGCTCGAGACTGTTGAGAAGATCGTGCAAGGCCACGACGCTTGGGATTTCGACGCTGCCGACTTCCAGACTGCACTACGCAGCCTGAATCGTTTGGTCAAATGATTCGCGATATCATCGGGGTGGTGGCGATCTTCGCCACCCTCTACTTACTCTTACTTTTCACGCCCTAACATCTCGCCCCAAGCCGCAAGGTTTGGGGCTTTTTTTGTGTCTTCCGTTTGGTGGTTTTTGTTAGTGACACACTAACATTTGATGCCAGTTCTTAGAGTAGCGGCGCGGGTCGCGTGTCAGGGATACGTTCAGAAGTTAAGACACTAGAGAACATTACACTCACCACAACGTGTTACCTGTGGTGTTAGTGACACACTAACAAATGATGCCAGTTCTTAGAGTTGCGCTGCGCCTCACGTTCTGCTATACGTATACACATTGCTCAATACCGCCTACTGCCCCGCCTCACGGCGGGGCTTTTTTGTTAGTTACACACTAACAAATGATGCCAGTTCTTAGAGTAGCGTAACGCCTGACAAGTCAGTGTTAGTGGCGCACTAACAACCAAAACAGCTAAGTTATTGAAAACCCAGTAATGTTCCAAATGTTCGCAAATTTTTAGCTAATGTTCTTGGTTAAGTTATTGAAAACCCAGTAATGTTCCAAATGTTCGCACTTTTGAAGTATATATCCCCGAGACTGTCGGGCCCCCTCTCGCAGATGTAATCCGCTGCCCCCACGCCATTTAGGACGTTTTAAAGAGATATATATATATTTATATATAATGAGAACTTTCGAACATTGCTGAGTTTTCAACTACTTACAGCGTCACGTGTTAGAACATTTCAGAACATTATCACGCCTACAATCTCTTACCACTAAACCACATCATTTGACATAAGCTACAACCTATGCTATTATAAAAGTATGGTAACAAATACAGCCATACATCACCAACCACCACCCCGCGACACTGTTAGTGACGCACTAACACAGGAGACCAAGACATGACAGATTCAGAAGTTGCCACCCTCGTCGAGAATTACCTGCGTGACGGTAACTATTTACACCGCGTACGGCAGGGGCACAAAACAATTCGATGGTGCAAGGACAACGATCCTGCCTACGAACACCGCGCTATCTTCGGCAGCTACAACAAGACCAACCCGCATATCAAGCGCCGTTGGTCCTCATACGAGAACAGCTGAGAGGAGGACACTGTGACTAATTATACTGAACCCTGCCACTGCCTAACCTGCGGCGTCACCTTCGACCCACGCCGCCGACAACTCGGCTACCAAACCTGCATGGACTGCGGCGCCGAAGCCGCTGTCGCTATGCGCACCTCATGGTGCATCGCACCTATCGCCCACAAGCAGGGCGCAACCTTAATAACTAACAAGGCCCAACTGCGCGGCCTCAACAAGACGGAGAACTAAGATGAACATTCAAACAAAAGTTAGTGACACACTAACAACGGGGAACATCATGACAACGGCACAACAACACGCATCCACACCAGAAAGCAACGCACCCTCTATCTCTTCATCATCCATGCTGTGCGAACTCAGCATCAGCACATGGACAGGGCGCAAGCTAGACAAGCGCGCATCCAAAGAAGTCACCACGCAGAACGAAGCTGCATCAGGTGTTGCCAACGTCAACAAGAAGCTGCTCGGTGACTGCGCCGAACTCACCGCCCTACAGAAATTCACTGGCAACTCACGCAACATTCACTACGGCATGACAATGCCATGGTCCGACACAGGCCTGCGACTGTTACCCACAGCGCAGTATTTCAAGTATCACCAAACCATGACCGACATCGAGAACGAGTTTCATCGGCTCGTGCAGTTATTCCTCGACGCATACGACTGGGAGATCGTGCAGGCAGAGGCCAAGCTGGGCGACCTGTTCAACCGCGATGACTACCCCACGTTGGACTCGCTACGCTCCAAGTTTCGGTTCCGTCTGACATACATACCGCTACCAGACGCGGGGGACTTCCGTATCGACATCGGCAACGAGGCAGCAGAGGAGATCAAGACACACTATAACAACTACTACAGCACTCAACTCAACACAGCCATGAACGACGTGTGGCACAGGACATACGATGCGCTGACGCGTATGAGTGAGCGGCTCGACTACGCCGACCACGAGAAGAAGAAAGTGTTCCGCGACTCACTCGTCGAGAACGTGTCCGAGATGGTTGAGCTGCTGCGGGTGTGTAACGTCACCAAGTCCACACAGATGACAGCAATGGCTGACAAGTTAGACTGTGCACTGCAAGGTGTCACACCTGATGCACTACGCGAAGACAGCTACCTGCGCGCCGAGACTAAACGCACAGTGGATGAGGCGATCAAATCGCTACCGTCACTGGACATATAAACAATAACCTCACAGGCGGCGTTAGTGCCGCCACTAACAAACGGAGAATACAATGAGCAATGCACAACAAATGTACGCACTTACACTCGACCAGTGTGTCGATCTTATCAAAGCAGTGGGCAGTAAACGTACCGTCCTAGCACAGGGTGACATGGGTAACGGCAAGTCGTCGATGCTCACCACCTTAGCAGAACAACTCCCCACGCATCGACCCATCTACTTTGATGGTACGACCAAAGACCTTGGCGACATCATGATCCCGTCCATGCAGTCTATCGAAACAGATGGCTGTGTACGTATGATCCCCCACGAGGAGCTCGGTCTGCATATCGAAGGGCCGATCATCCTGATGCTTGACGAGTATGGCAAGGCGAACCCCGCTGTTAAGAACGCCATGCTGCGTCTGATGTTGGAGCGAAAAGTTGGTAGTTACTCACTACACCCTGACAGCTTAGTGTTTGCCACTACGAACAAGGGCAGCGAGGGAGTTGGCGACCTACTACCACCACACGCACGGAACCGTATGACTGTGGTGCAGATCAAGAAGACCGACCACATGGCGTTGATTGAGTTTGGTATCAATGATGGTTGGGACCACAGTATGTTGGGTTGGATCAAAGACAACCCGCAGCTGTGTGCATCGTTCGAGGATGTGAAAGACCCCGACGAGAACCCATACATCTTCCACCCTAAACAACAACGCGCCGCGTTTGTAACTTCACGTTCATTGCATTCTGCGTCTGACATACTCAAGGAGCGTGACAAGTTTGACGATGTAACACTGACCGCTGCGTTGATGGGTACAATCGGGGATCGTGGTGCGATGGACCTGATGGCGTTCGTCAAACTGTCCGACCAGCTACCGTCCCTGCAATCAATCAAGGACGACCCGATGAACGCCAAGGTGCCTGACTCTGCCGCAGCTGTGTGCATGGTGGTGTATCGGACGCTGGCAAGTTTGGAGAAAGACTGGCTCAACGCATGGATGGACTACATGCCACGCCTCGACAAAGAAGCGCAGGGTATGTTCGCCAACGG